ATAAAATGATTGATAAACAATTTAATTTATACGAAACAGTTGTAAAAAATAAGATTGATAAGAAAATGAAAAAATAATCCACCACTGGGTGAGATTTTAAAATCGGTTATTTTTAAAAGAACCTGAATTATTTCAGGTTCTTTTTATTTTAAGTCATTTAGTATTTATATTAAAATTATATTATGGAATACGATGATAAGTTATTGAAATTAATTTATATTTTAAAAATTGGTTATAATTCTAAAGATGAAGGATTATATGAATTTATTTTTTCAATTGACCACACAAATATTGATGTTGAAGGTTGGTGTTGGGATTTATCGCCAGCTTGTGATAATGCTGAACCACCAACAGAAGAATATATTAATGCAATTTTTAATTTAAAAACAAGTTCATTTGACCTTTTTTGTTTACATGAATCAGTTGATAGAGAATATATGCATGGTGTTTATACAATACATGCATTAGCTTATGAAACTGAAAAAGAAAATAATGATGGTTATAGTGATTATGAACAAATGTTTAATAATGAAGAAAACGATGACCCATTATTAGTTTTTCATTATGGTATGACTTTGGAGAGGGTGAAGGATTTATTATCAACAAAAAAAATAATATTAAAAAATAAAGAATTTATCGAAACATCATCAATTAAATTCGAATAATACGTCCATCTTACCTATTGGAAGAAAGGAATCGAGGCACGGTATATATATCGTGCCTTGCTGTTTTAGTTTTATACGTATTTATATGTAAATATTTTTGATAATGAGTGATGAATTAGAATTAAATTTAGAAAATAACCTAGATAAAAACGATATAAATCTAAATCTTAGTAAAGATAATGATGAACAAAATTTAGAGAATTTTCCTGAACACGTACCGTTAATTCCATATAATACTCAAAAAGAAAAAGAAAAAGAAGAGGCGAGAGAACAGGCAAAAAAACTTAGAAAAGCTGTTGGAAATACAGAACCAATTATTGCCACTAAATCAGGTATTGTAAAAAAAGCAAGTGAATTAACATTTCAAGAACAGGAAGATGAAATTGTTCGTTGTGCTGCAAACCCAATTTATTTTATTGAAACATATTTAACAATTTTTGACCAGACACAAGGTACTGCTGGTATGATTGTCCCATTTAAATTATTTGATTTTCAAAAAGATTTAATTAACGCATATCAAGACCATCGTTTTGTTATAGCCAATAAATATCGTCAGGCTGGTATATCAACAACTACTTGTGCTTATATTGCTTGGTATGTCATGTTTAATCGAAACAGGGCAGTTGCAATTGTTGCAGATAAATTAGAAACAGCCACAGGTGAGTTGATGAGTGATGTTGTTGAATTTATTGATGGTTGTCCCAAATGGCTTAAACCAAAAACTGGTAAAGAATCTGAAGAAGGATTAAAAGATACACAAAAATTAAAAATTTACGACAATAAATCAAAACTTGGTGCTTTTGCTTCTAAAACTTTACGTGGAATGACACCAACATTATTGTTTTGGGATGAAACTGCGTGGGCAGAAAAGGGTGATAAATTCTGGACAGCAGCACTTCCATCGTTAGTAACTGGTGGACGTGCAATTATGGTTAGTACCCCTTCTGGTCTTGATGCTGTATTTTACAAAACTTTCCAAGGTGCGAGAGAAATTGATGAAGACGGAAAATCAAAAAATAATTTTCATGCTGTTGAACTTTGGTGGTATAATGATCCTAGATATAATAAAAACTTATATTGGGTTAAAAATAAAGGGAAAAAGGATGAAATTAGAATCGAAGATAATGGTAGGTCAAAAAAACAACGAAGTCAATTAGTTGATGATGGGTTTGAAGCAAATAATGTGTGGTTTGAAGACCAAGTTAAGAATGCTAATGGTGATATGCGTAAAATTGCTCAAGAGCTTTTGTGTGTTTATGGTGAAGCATTACTAACAATTAGAAATAAAAAAACTGGTGAAATCGAAAAAATTAGTATTGAAAATTTATATAAAAAATTAAAAGAACAAAACAATTCTTCTGAGTATTTATATAAAAGTAGGTATATGAATAAAACGAAATTATTAAATAAGGTATTATCAATTAACATTGAAAAGTATAGAATAAAAGGTGGATTATCAATGTTTAATAAAGATTTTCCAAATTTGATTAATGGGGTTAATGAATATACCAAAGACATGCAAATATGTTCAATGAATAAAACATTATATGCAAAATTATTGTTCATAAAAAAATATTATTGTAATATTAATAAGATTACAATAAATGATAAAATAATGGTTTTTGATAGAACCATAGGAGATTTTATTGAAAAATCAAATAACTCAGCAAAAAAACATTGGGATTATATAAGTCAAACAATAAAAAACACCAATAATTTTTATACTAAAAAAGAAACAATTGAACTATTAAAAAATGATTATAAAAATTATTTAGGAAAATCAGGTAATAGAAAATTAATTTCCAAAGACATTAATTTATATTGTAGTGTTTATCATCACACAAAACATATGGATAACCTAAATAGAAATTTAAATAAATTTTCATATAGATTATTAATTTTAATTAATAACGTTAATATTTATTGTGAAAAACATAATAAATTAAAACATTGGAAATTCAATGCTGATAATGAATTTATTATCGGATGTGCACAATGTGAGCCTAAATACCCCTCAAAAAATTGGTTTAAATTAAAATTTGGTGATGATTGGCATGAGCATTATGAATTTAGAAAAAATAAGGTTAAACTAAATAAAGCAAATAGTTTAGAATGGCATATTAATAAATATGGTGATGTTGGAGTTGAAAAATATAGAAAATATGTTTTAAAAAAAATGAAGACATTAACTGAATTAAAAGCTAATCGATATAGTAAAATTTCCCAAGAATTATTTTGGGAGTTGTATGATTTAATGTTAAATAAAGAAGATACATATTTTCATGATTTAAATAAGGAATATGTAATCAAAATACCAAAAAAATATAATCATGAAAATGTAATCATGATGTTAGATTTTAAACATAAAAATAAAATTATTGAATATAATGGAAATTATTGGCATAATAAAGAAAAAGATGATATTAGATATTCAATTTTAAAAGAAATGGGATATCAAATATTAATCATCACATCTGACGATTATAATCGAAATAAAAAATCTAAAAAAATTATTAATAAATGTCTTAATTTTTTAACATGCTAATAAATACAGATTTTGAAATATTAAATTCGTCAGGTAAATTCGTTGATTTTGCAGGTATTAGTAAATCAAATAAAGATATTGGGTATAAGATTACCCTTGAAAATAATGATACTATTATTGTTAGTGAAGACCATGTGTTTATTGCTGGTAATATTAATGTATTTGTTAAATCAATAGTTCCAAATGTGTCATATTTAACTACAATTGATGGCGATTTTTTTGTTAAATCAATTGAAATTGTAGATGGTTGTGATTATTATGATGTTGTTGATACTGAAAATGCTGAATATTTTGCAAATAATATATTAAATCATAATTGTTCATTTCTTGGTTCTGGTGATAACTTTATTGCAGAAGAATATTTAAAAAGAATTCAAGAAAATGAAATATTACCACCAATACGCCAAGAATATCATGACAAAAATATGTGGATTTGGGAAGACCCTATTGTTGGTGAAGACTATATTATGGCACTGGATGCATCGCCCGGGCATGGCGAAGACCACTCAACAATTAACATGTTAAAAACTGTCGAAATTATTGAGGAAAAGGTTATTACAAAAAATGGTAAAACAAAAAAAGTTAAAATAAAAAGACATAAAGTCGAACAAGTTGCTGAATATTATGGTAAGATAACCCCACAACTTCTTGCTGAAATAGCATATCAATATGGTAAAGCATATAATGATGCATATTGTGTTGTTGATGTTACTGGTGGTCATGGTGTACATACTGTTGAAAAAATGTTAGAGATTGGATATGAAAATATTCATTATGCTGAAGTTGCTCATAAACCAACCAGAGATAGATTACAAGGTTATATTAAAAAGGGTCAAAAAGTAATGTCAGATGGTGCTGTATCGGTAGTGGATTTAATCCCCGGATTCTTCATCGGAAACAACCGACCATCAGTAGTACTTGAATTACAAAGAGCAATTCATTTGGAGGATGTAATTATTAGGTCGATGAGATTGTTGGATGAGTTGAAAACGTTTGTAACCGTCCCCGGGAATCGTGTAGCAGATCATAAACGTACATTCCATGATGATAGTATTATGGGACTTGCAATTGGTTTATTTGTGCTTAATTTCGATATGGCGAAGTTTAAACAAAATAAGGGTGTTACTGAAAAAATGCTCAAATCAATACTCACGATAAATGATATGAAAGACATTGGTGAAAAGAAAAATTTAAATAAACGACCAATGTTTACAGCAGATAGTGCAAACCCCTTAAACCCATATGGTGCTAATGATTGGTTATTTCAAGGAATTAAAGATAAAAACAAAAGATAAGATGTATTTATATTTAACTGACTTTTGAAAAAGTTCTGAGTATTTATAAAAAAATATAAAAAATTATAATAATGGCTGGCGAAGAAAAGAAAACAATATACCAACAACTCAATAATATGTTAAATCTTGATGGATTTGGTAATGAAGATTCATCGGGCACTGCACCTGTTAAATCACCACAAAAATCTAAGGTTATTATAAAAGGTAATACACCTGAAGAAATTCATAGGAAAGGTTTAGAATTAGAACAAAAACGTGAACTTCAAAGTAAGTTTTTTCGTACAACCGATAGAGGTTTTCAAAAAGCATTACAATATGAGGCAGCGAGACTTCCAGCATATATCGATTATGAGGGTATGGAATATTATCCAATTATATCGTCAGCACTTGATTTATTCATGGAAGAATGTACTACTGTTGGTTTAAATGGAAAAATGTTAAATATTTATTCAAGTAAAGAAAGAATAAAAATTTTATTAGAAGAATTTTTCTTTGATACAGTAAACGTTAATGTTAACCTACCATTTTGGACAAGAAATTTAGTGAAATATGGTGATAATTTTGTTTTACTTTATGGTGAAAGAAAAAAAGGAATTACATTTGTTAAACAATTAGTTAATTACGAAATTGAGAGATTTGAAAGAATTCAAAACGGTAAACCATTAGTTAAATTTAAAGAACGAATGACTGGTGATGAATTTAACGTTTTTGAAATTGCTCACTTTAGACTTCTTGGTGATGACAAATACTTACCATATGGTTCATCGATTTTAAATAAAGTTCGTAGAGTATTTCGTCAGTTGGTTATGGCTGAAGATGCAATGCTTACATATCGTATTATTCGTGCTGGTGAAAAGAAAGTATTTAAAATTGATGTTGGAAATATCGATGAAGATGATATTGAAGAATACATCTATAAGGTTGCAACAACATTTAAGAAAACTGCACAAGTTCAACCAAATGATGGTCAAATCGATTATAGATTTAATATTTTAGGTAATGATGAAGATTATTTCTTACCTGTAAGAAATGCAAACACACAAACAGGTATTGAGACATTACCGGGTGCATGTTTAGCACTAGACACTAAAATCGAATTGCTTGATGGTCGAAGTTTAGAATTACAAGAAATTATTGATGAACACAAATTAGGTAAAGAGTTATGGTCATATTCAATTAATCCAACATCTGGTCAAATCGTCCCGGGTAAAATTACATGGGCAGGTATCACAAGAAAAAACACTGAAATACTAAAAATAACCTTAGATAATGGTGAATCAATCACTTGTACTCCTGACCATAAATTTCCAACAAAATTTAATGGAAATAAAGAAGCTAAAGATTTAGTTGAAGGGGAGTCGATGTGGGCATTTAATAAAAAAGAAGATTATATATCAAGAAAAAAATATGCGAAGCCATATGAAATGATTTATGACCATTCAATTAATGATTGGGTGTTCACACACAGGATGGTTGCTAATTTCATGAAGGAAAATGGTTTTGTAAATGAAATGATTTACCTAGATGAAAATAAACATAATGAAAAACGTTCAATCCACCATAAAGATTTTAATCGTTATAATAATACACCAGATAATCTTCATTTTATGAATAGTCGTGACCACTATAAATTTCATCATGATGAATTATGGTCAACACCTGAAAAGAAAAGGGAAACATCAAGAAAAATAAAATTAGGTTCAATTAAATATATTAGTTCATTATCCAAAGAAGAATTGATTTCTCGTGGAAAACAATCTAAACATAATTCAATAATTTCAAGAGATAAGGCTAACGAAACCTTTAATAATAACCCAAATAAAAATGAGATTATTAAATTAAGAGGTAAATCAATATCACAAACAAAATCAGGTGAAAAATATAAACAAAAACAGTCTGAAATAATTAAAAAACAATGGGAGGATGGTAATTTACGTGAAATTAATAAAGAAAAACAAACAATAAAATATTCAGAAAAACTACTTGATTTGTTGGTAGATTATTATCAGGAGACAAAAAGAATTGATTTAATTCTTGAAGAGAAAATTAATGTTGAAAATTCTGAATGGTTAAATGAATTTAATCAATTAAATCCGAATAATAAACAGTTAAATAAAATGACTGAAATTACTCGAAATAATATTGATAAGATGTTAAAACATTTTGACTATTCTAATTGGAGAGATTTTAAATCTAAAGTTCCTTGTTATAATCATAAAATAACCTCAATTGAGTGGTTGAAAGAAAAACAAGATACTGGTACTATTACAATTGATGGTCAAGAACAACTACATAATTATCACACATTTGCGTTATCATGTGGGATTTTCACAAGAAATAGCAATCTCGATCAAATTCATGATATTGAGTATCTTAGGGACAATTTATTTATTGGTCTTGGTGTTCCAAAGCCATTTTTAAGTTTTCAAGATGCTGCTGGTGGCGGTAAAAACTTAGCACAATATGATATAAGGTTTTCTAAAAAAATTAATCGTATTCAACAAGCACTTGTTCAGGAATTAAATAAGATGGCTATGGTTCATCTTTATTTATTGGGTTATACTGGTGAAGATTTAAGTAATTTCCAAATTACACTTACAAATCCTTCAACACAACAGGAATTATTAAAATCAGAATTATTACGTGATAAAGCACAAACATATACTGAATTAACTCGTGCAGAAGGTGGTATTGCAGCAATGTCTCATACTACTGCTAAACGTTTAATCTTTAACATGAGTGATAGAGAAATTGTTGATGACTTGAAACAACAGAAAATGGAGAAGGTTGTTATGCAAGAACTTCAAGATTCACCTGTTACAATTAAGAAATCTGGTTTATTTACTGATATTGATAAGAGGTTCGGTGAACCAATTGATGATATGGCAATGACTGGTGATACTGAAGGTCAACAACCACCTGAAGGTGCTCCAGTAGATGGTGGCGGTGGTGATGCTGGTTTACCACCATTAGGCGGTGGAGAACCATTAGGGGGTGATATGGGTGGTGCTCCATTAGGTGGTGGAGAACCAATGATGGAAAATAAGATGAGTGAAGAAGATTATGACAAACATCTTGAAAAACTTGTTTTTGGTTCAACTAAAGAACCTGAAGAAAAAAATAAAAAAATACGAAAAGAGATTATTCATGAGAATAATAAAATTAATGATAAATTGAATAATAATGCAGCTAATATGATTGAAGAAATTGAAACTTTACTAGAAAATAGTGAAAGTATTAATAGTATTCAATCTTTAGATGAAACAGATGATATTGATATTGAAGAAATTGAAAATCTCGACTTAGAGGATTAACTTTAATATTAATTTTAGTATTTATATTAAATCGAAATTTAAGACATGAAAAACATTAATATAGGATTAGCAAAATTAGGAATTTTAAATAAATTAAACGAGTCTGGTTTTGACCATAATTTAATTGAAGAAAGTAACGATTCTTTTTTAAATTATATGAAAGTAATAAGAAAATCACCAATATTACAATTGGAATTTAAAATTTACAGTGATATTGAAGACAAACATATTAAAAACGATATATTAATTAAAGAATATATTGATAAACATATTGAATTGTTTGAAATATATTCTTTAAAGGAAATTCAAGCCGAACGTGCTAAACTGAAACCATTTATTAGTGAAAATATTGATGATGATAGTGATAAGGTAAAACTATATAATGCAATTGATATGTTAATTACTGAATCATTAAAAGTTGGTAATGAAGTTGATGTTGATGGTGCTCATGAGGCTTTTACATTAGTGTTTAATCACATAAAAACACCAAAGAAGTCTTCATTAACTGAAGATGTTGATGTTGAAACAATGGACGAACAAGTTATTGAAATTGCAGTAGATAAATTTAACGAAAAATATTCAAATCTTGCTGAAGATGATGGGGAATTATTAAAAACATTAATTAATGCTACTCCAAAAGAAAAAGAAGATTTGCTCGAAACATATAAAACAGAAACACTTACAATTTTAGAAACAGTTGGTGATGAAGATGATAAAGCTAAGATGGTTAAAGCTGTTCAAAAAATAAAAGAAATGGTTTTTAACGGAAAAACTGTTGACGATAATATAATTAGTCTTCATGGGTTCAAAAAGGAATTATTATAAAAAATGGGTGGTTTTAACCACCCATTTTAATTAATAATTGCTAAGAAAACTTTTTTTCACAACATTTAAATCAACACCCTTAGCATCTAATAAACCTGCGTTTGGAACGCCATTCATAAGACCCTGTGATGTAAATTGCCACATATCCCAAGTATGCCATCCATTAGGAACTTGTGGTTCTTTATCTTCTGGATTAATGCCTGCCGTAATATTCATGTAATTAGGTAACCATAATGGAGAATTGTTATAATTTTTTATTTGATGTTGTTTAATAAAATAATAACCAGAATATATCATGGTTTTATATCCAGCAGATGTCATGGTGTCGATAAATGATTTAATAAATGTATTAAGGTCTGAAGTTTTATTATTCCAATAATATGGTGATTGCCACGCATCCCCACCTTCAAGGTCTAATACAGCAGGTAAATTGATTTTTTGTTTAGGGAATAAATTTAATTTACTTATAAACCAATTAGCTTGATTCACCCCATCAACACTTGGGTTTGACGTTTCACCAAATTCGGCAAAATGATAATAACCCATAGCAACATCATTATTAATTGCATCATTTACTTGTTTATTAATATCATACCCTGACTTATTACCACTATAAAATGTTGTACCCTGTGTTAATTTAATAAAACCAACTTCAACACCATCTGCTTTTGCTTGTTCCCAATCAGCATTACCATTATGATGTGAAATGTCAATACCTAATACCGAATCCAAATCATTAAGTCTTTCAGGTGTCATCATTTTTGCTTGTGGCGCAACATTAAGTGCTGTTCTCACAGTATCAGCACCAGATAAACCATCATAACTTGTAAATGCAACAGGG